GCATAAAAAATATGAGAAATTTCCTTATAAAGGCTTTGATGTCTATGTTGCTGTAACATATATTGAACCTTTAGAAGGTGCTGATGTTGCATTAAAGATAGATGGTACAGCTAAAAAACTTACTATCACTGCACCAAATGCTAAAGGTGATGCTCCTGAAAATGATGCACCTCTTATAGAAAAAATACAATATACACTTATGACTGAGATTAGTCCTAGGTTAGCTTCTCATGGTGGATTTGCTGAATTAATAGAAATCACTAAGAAGAAAGAAGTTGTTTTAAATTTTGGTGGAGGATGCCAAGGTTGTAGTTCAGTAGCTATAACATTAAAGGACGGAATAGAAAGAGAACTTATGGGACTTTATCCTGAAATTACTGCAATAGTAGATGTGACTGACCACACTAATAGAGAAAATGCCTATATGTAATATAACTGTAAAAGTTAAAGATAATGCATTCCTTTATATTGACTGTGATGATAAGGGAATACTATATGAACTAGCAGAGGCATTTACTTTTTATGTCCCTAACTATAAGTTCACACCCAAATTTAAAGCAAAGCTTTGGGATGGAAAGATTCGTCTATTCAATATGCGTGACCAATCTATCTATTCAGGGTTGTTTGGTTATGTAAAAGCTTTTTGTATAGAAAGAAATATAAAACTTGATACGTGGGATGACCCCTCAACAATAAAATATAATCACCCAGGATTTGTATATGATGATGACCTATCTTGGATTAAAGATATTCCAATTCCGTGGATACCAAGGGACTATCAGTTAGAAGCTATTAAACATGGTCTTAGAACAAGGTCGGGACTTCTAGTATCACCTACAGCTTCAGGTAAATCATTAATAATATATCTACTTATGAGATATTTTTTAACTCATGAGGAGGATAAGGTATTAATAATTGTACCTACTACATCGCTTGTTAAACAAATGTATGGAGATTTTTGTGAGTATGCAGATAATGATGATGATTGGTTTGCAACTGAGAATTGTCATGAAATAATGGCAGGACTTTATAAGTATCATAATACTAAAAGAGTTTATATATCTACTTGGCAATCAATTTATAAACAACCTAAAGCTTATTTTCAACAGTTTGGTATGGTCGTAGGTGATGAAGCACATAATTTTAAAGCCAAATCATTAACAAGTATTCTTACTAAATGTACTGAAGCTCGATATAGATTTGGAATGACTGGTACTCTTGATGGTACACAAACACATAAGCTAGTCCTTGAAGGATTATTTGGTCCTCATAAAAATATAACAACTTCAAAAGCACTCATTGATAGGGGAGACTTAGCTAACATATCTATAGATATTATATTACTTAAACATAAAGAAGAAGTATGTAAAGTAGTATCTAAAATGAAGTACCAAGATGAGGTAGATTATATAGTCACCTGTGACGCGCGAAATAAATTTATTAAGAATTTAGCTTTAGACCAGAAGGGTAATACATTAATTTTATTCCAATTTGTAGAGAAGCATGGTGAACCACTATTTAGAATGATTGATGAGGCTGCTAAGGGATTATGGGGAATGGGTAAAAGAAAAGTATTCTTTGTAAGTGGTAAGGTCCCAGCTGATATACGAGAAGAGATAAGAGCTATAACAGAGACAGAGAAGGATGCTATCCTTGTATGTTCTTATGGTACATTCTCTACAGGTATAAATATAATTAACTTACATAATATAATTTTCGCTTCTCCTAGTAAGAGTCAGATAAGAGTATTACAATCAATTGGTAGAGGATTAAGAAAAACAGATAAAGACACTACATTATATGACATAGCAGATGACTTACATTGGAAATCTAAAAAGAACTATACATTAAATCATTCAGCAGAAAGAATAAAAATATATGCTAAAGAAAAATTTAAATTTAAGATACATGAAGTTAAATTATTATAAATACTAATATGGCAATAGACGTAAATAACTATCCTGATAAATTAGAAGATGTTCCCGTTAAACTATTTAAATTAGTATCTGGCGAATCTATCATTGCGTATGTACATAAGTTAGATGATGCTCCTCCAGGTTTAATAGGATTAGAAGAACCTATGACTGTAATAGTCGAAGATGACCATCATTTTACAATAACTCCTTGGTTGCCATTTGCAGAAAGTAAATTACACGTATTAGAAGACTTTAATGTTATGTTGACTACAGATGTTAATTTAGAGTTTAAAGCACATTACATGAGAACCATCCTTGATTCTTCTAGACATGATGGAATTAGTGAACGTGATGAGGCTGAACTTCGTAAGATGAGAGGGAATGCTTCACTCCACTAGAACCTATATCTAGTCTCCCCGAATATACTATTCTATTATACCATATAAATAGACAAAAGTAAACAGATTTTGGAAAAAAAAATATAAAATAATTAGCTGTTTACTTTAGGGTATAATTATGATATAATGTATATAAATGGAGATAGTATGACTGAAAAAATTAAGCCTAGAGAAAAACCCCATTACGTAAATAATCGACAGTTTTCATATGCTGTAGTTGATTATGTAACTGATGCAAACGAAGCTAAGACACGAGGAGAAAAAAATCCTGTAGTAACAGATTATATTGCCATATGTTTTATGAAAATCTGTGAAGGCCTTTCCCATAAACCAAACTTTGTACGATATACTTATCGTGATGAGATGGTTATGGACGGAGTAGAGAATTGTCTTAAAGCAATATATAATTATAGAATAGATGCAGCTACCCGTACGGGAAAACCAAATGCATTCTCATATTTTACTCAAATAGCTTACTTTGCTTTTATACGAAGGATCGTTAAAGAGAAAAAACAAGCAGATATCAAATTTAAATTTATGGAGCAAGCAAATATTGAAGACTTTGTTTCATCTATAGATATTAATAGTCCTATTGACCAATCATTCCTTGATACACTTCGTGAGAAGATAAGTAAAGTTAGGGAATCTGATAAGGCTATAAAAGATTTTTCAAAAGAACAAAAAGAAAAAAAGAAAAAAGGACTTGAAAAGGTAATGAATGACTCATAGAGATATATTAATTATTGGTTATGGTGTTGTAGGTCAAGCTGTATATAATGGTCTTAACAAAGACGAAATGAATTATATACAGATTTTAGACCCACCAAAAGATATGAATATATTAGATGATGGTATTAATGACTATTCAGATTATGGTTATTATGACGGCATTATAATATGTTTACCTACACCCAAGGGACCAAGAGGTGAATGTGATGATATGATGGTTGAGCAATACCATACAGAAATACGTTCAGTAGCTCCAGCAGTACCTATCCTTATTAAGTCAACTATATCACCTGAATTAGTTGAATTACTTGAAGAGGATTTAGACTTAACATTTAATCCAGAATTTTTGACAGAAGCTGATTCAAAAGAAGAGTTTTGTAATCAAAAGTTTGCTATATTTGGTGGTGAAAATGCTAGATATTGGTATTCAATATATATGAATGCTGGTATACGAATGAATTCCGTTAAGTTTACTTCTATAAAAAATGCATGTTATGCAAAATATGCTATTAATTGTTTTCTTGCAACTAAAGTTATATTTTTTAATGAGTTAAAGAATATGTATTGTGATGAAGGATTTGATGAAGTAACAGAGTTAATAGCAATGGATGAACGTATTGGAAAAAGTCATATGATGGTTCCAGGATTAGATGCGAAACATGGATTTGGTGGTATGTGTCTTCCAAAAGATACATTAGCTTTTGCTACTTCTGCTTCTAGAAAAGGTTCACCATTAAAATTATTAGAAGAAGCTATTTTGATTAATGGTCAAATACGAGAATTTTCAGAATGAAAGTAGGATTTACATGTTCCCCATTTGATTTATTACACGCTGGCCATATAGAAATGTTACGTGAGTGTAAGGAGAATTGCGATTATCTTATATGTGGTATTAATACTAGACCTAATAAGGGTGGTAAGTTTCCAATTCAAAGTCTTATGGAAAGATATATTCAATTATCAGGCGTAAAGTATGTTGATGAAATTATACCATACGAAAATGAAGAGGATTTAGTTAATATGCTTAAGCTTAAAAAACCTGACGTAAGATTTGTTGGCGAAGACTATCATGGAAAACATTTTACTGGTGATGACTTAGAGATAGAAATATTTTATAATAATCGTGAACATCCATTTTCCTCAAGGGAACTTAAAAATAGAGTTATTCATTGGTCATTTGAAGGTAAAACTTATTATTCTAAAGATGATACTGAAAAACATCCTGCAAAAATTTCACACGAATGAAAGTAGATAAAGAAACGATATGGCATTTTGTATGTCTATACTGTTCAGCTTATTGGAGCATACCTACTATGGAACATGAATGGGTTCCTACTAAATTATATTGTCCTCACTGCGGAAAAGAAAATGAAAATAGCACTACTCAATGATACCCATTGTGGTGTTAGAAATTCATCACAAATATTTATAGACTATCAAGAAAGATTTTATAACGAAATCTTTTTTCCATACTGTAAAGAAAATAACATTAAACATATAATACATCTTGGTGATTATTATGACCATAGGAAGTTTGTAAATTTTAGAGCATTAAATGCTAATCGAAAACATTTCCTTGAACCATTAACAATAAATGGTATGACAATGGATATAATTCCAGGGAATCATGATGTGTTTCATAAGAATACAAATGACCTCTGTTCTCTTAAAGAACTCTTAGGATATTATACCTCAAACATTAATATCATAATGAAACCTTCTACGTTAAACTATGATGGATTAGATGTTCATTTATTACCATGGATTAATCCAGAGAACTATAACCATTCAATGGAATTTATAAGAAAAAATAAAGGTATACTTCTAGCCCATCTAGAGTTGACTAACTTTGAAATGATGAGGGGTATTAAACAACCAAAGGGAAGTGGAATGAGTGCTGAACCATTTAAACATTTTGATTTAGTATTATCTGGACATTATCATGTCTCATCACAACAAGATAACATAAGATACCTTGGTTCTCATATGGAATTTACTTGGGCTGATGCTCATGATGATAAACATTTTCACATATTTGATACAGGAACAAAAGAAATCACACCAATACATAATCCTATAAGATTATTTGAGAAGATACATTATGATGATACAACTCAAGATTATGATAATTTTGATATAAATATATGTATAGACAAATTTGTTAAGGTGATTGTGGGTAATAAGTCGAACCCATTTATGTTTGACAAGTTTGTTGAACGAATATCAGAGCTTGAAACACATGATCTAAAGATAGCTGAAAACTTCTCTGAATTCTTAGGTGAGAATGTTCTTACTAAAATAGAAGATATAGAAAATACAACCGACTTAATGGCAAGTTATATAGATGGTGTGAATACAGATTTGAATAAGGATAAGTTAAAGACCCTTATGAACTCTCTATATAACGATGCCCTAGACATGGAGATACAATAATGAAACAAGAAATAAGACACAGATTAGCATGGTTAGCTTTAGCTTTTGCAGTATTAGTAGTAGTACTGATGATGAGTGGCTGCGCAATGTTTGAAGAACAGATAGCTACTATGCAAGCCTCGTTAGGTTTTGCTGGCGATAAAGAAATTATAACATGTACAAGCAATACGGAAACTGGATGCGAAGGATGGGTAGCAAGCGAGACAACAACTACGGAATAATTCCAATATCATTAGTATGCATACCATTAATATTAGTTTTAATAAGCTATGCGGTATGGGGAGAAATTGGAAGCTCAGAAGTTGTATGGACTGACTTTAGTCCTCAACCAACCGCAGTGTTTATTGAAGAAGAAATAACTACGATTGATAAAGAAAAATATCGTAAATATTTTGAAGATAGAGAATTAGTATTAATGGTGCTTGGTGGTATCGAATGGTGGACCTTAAACTGTGGGAAACTAACAGGCACCGGTAATTACTTTATGAATCTTGGTGTTGAAAAACATAATATAACTGAAGAAGAAATGCAAGGTTCTATGATTTTTCAAACCGGACATTTTGCAGCAGCACTATATAATAATTGTGATGTATTTTTAGAGCAAACAAAAAGTATTGGTTTAAATATAATGCTTGAAAAAACATCACAGGAGACTAAACTTGATACAGTTCCAGAAATTAGTATTTAAAAACTTTCTTTCTACCGGCAACAACCCAATAACCATTCATTTAAATAAGAGTAAATCTACTCTTATTGTAGGTAATAATGGGTCTGGTAAATCAACAATCCTTGATGCATTATCCTTTGCTTTATTTGGTAAAGCACATAGGAATGTT